AGATTTTAAATCCTTCTACGCCCTCATATTTTTTAATAAAATCTCTACACTCACGGACAGAACCTGGTTCAATTGGTTCAACATATTCACCACTTAAGGTTTGATATTTAGTTTGTTTTCTAGCAGGGACAAAAAGAGTCGGAGAAAATTTCTCTCGGATCATAAAATGTTCTCCATTTTCATAACCACGAACAAGAAAATGATCTCCGACCATTTGGACGTTTGTATAAAATCTCATCAGGCAATCATTTCAAAATATTTGGAAAGAAGATCCGCAGTAGGATCTACAATGGTAAGTATACTATCAGAATGAATCATAAATTCATTTTGATTCGTGTAATCAATCCAGGGTTCAAGAACATAAGTACCAGATTGATTCACTAACTTGAATGGATTCGTAAGTTTACAATCTGGTTCTCCAAGTTCAGACCCGACTTCTACAATTTCACTAATTAGAACAGTATCATTCTTGAGTAGAAGACACTTGATTATTTGGTCCATTTACTTTCTCCAAGTACATTTGTTTAACGCTATCCAATGGTTCCACTAATGTTACAACGTAACTTGTAGGAACTGCGATGTCTTTGTCTGCCGACAGCAGCATCCATTGAGAAAAAGTAATCTCATACGATCTTTCGGTATCTTCTTCGGATACCAAAAATGGTTTATTGATCGTAATCTTTTGAGGTTGATTAAAAAGATAGGCTACCGTTTTTTCTTCGGCAACGATTTCTTTCACATCAGTAATTATCTGTTCTCCAGACTTTAATAAAATTACTTTGATTGACATTGGTTAGATCATTCCTCTAGTCATTATAGCAAGAAAAAAGAGGGGCGTCAACTGGATTTTGCCAGTTGCCCCTCTATGGCATAGCGCCGACGATATTCAATTTTATTTATTCCCCATCGCCACCATCTCCACCACTTCCATCACTACCACCACCAGCACTGGAGGAAGATCTTTTTGGAACTGCTTTTCCTTTTGGAAGTTGTTTTGATTTTCCTTGGGAATAAACGGTGTGAGGAACAGCGTTTTTATATGCTATTTGTTTGAATTCGCCAAAAGATTTCATTTTTATTTTTATTTAGAGATAATCTTTTCTCTTATGATGATCTGGAACAATTCTACCAAGAGTAATTGTCAAAAGCCCATCCTCAAAATCAACTGATCTAACTTCCGTGTCGTCAGAGAGTGTCCAGGAACGTGTAAATGACCGTTGAGCCAGACCTTTGTGGACATACCTGGTGTCGGTTTCTTTATCCTCTTTTTGCCCTTCAACAAAGAGTTTGCCATCTTGAGTGTAGACATAGACTTCTTTCTTTTTAAATCCAGCAAGAGCAAGTTCAAGTCTTGACTCCACATTACTGACTTGAACTAAATTGAATGGAGGATAATTTGAAGTTGTTTCGTGAAGACTGAAGATACGATCAAAGTATTCATCCAGTCCAATACTATTGCGTGTGATTCTTTCCATTAGAGCAGGAAGATCCGCAGCAGTATACCTTGTGAGGTTAGTCATTATAGTAGCTCCTTTAAAAGCGAGTTTGTGTTTTGTGGACCCTTACGGCATCCGTATATAATTATAATACTTTTTACAAAAAACGGGGGTGTGGACCCCCGTAATTTTTATTCGGTTTTCAGTGAATACGTTCAACAAAATAACCATACTGTTTGGTGTCTTCCCGATATGCCTTAGAAGTCTTCCATACACGTCCACCAACTTTACTGCTATTTGGAACATTGGGACGACCAAGACCTTCATCCCATTCCTTTAGAGAAACTGGTTTCCAAAAACTGTCACCGACTTCATAACCAGGATCTTTCCAAGGATAAGAACAACCTCGTCCACTACGGTTACCACCTTGTTTGATGATAAATTGACGTTGTTTCTTGGAAACGCGAGAGAAAAGAGGTGGGATATCAGGTTCTTCAAGTCTCATAGTTTCAATATTAAATTGTCGGTTTAGATGGTCAAAAGTCATGCCTCAAATGTTCTTAGTTGTTTTGACTATTATAAACAGATTTGAGATTTTTGTCAAGGCATAAAAAAGGGGGGGTGTTGTCCCCCCCTTTGTTTTATTCGGCGTCTTCTGCCTTTTTCTTTTTGGCACCGATATTATACTTGGTCTCCAGAATCCAGTCCCCTTTGTCCTTATAAGCAAGAACTTTAATTTGATTCAGGGGCGCAATGTCTTGAATCTTTTTGACATCCACAATCTCAATCAGTCCCCAATCAGCAAGAAGTTGGGCGATACGATTGCGACGCTGAACATCATTCACAGTCAGGTTTGCGTGTTTGCCGTCCAGGGCAAACAGTTCCTTAAAGTGAACGAGATAATACCTACCTTGCTTGTGTAGAATATGGCAAGACTGATAGATTTTCTTTTCCTTTCTTGAAGCAACTCCGATACGGGTCAAAGTCTCACGAACTTTCAAAAAGTCATCTGGTTCATTCAGAATGACTTCCACCATTTGATCGGGCGTCCACTTCACTTCAGGTTCTTGAACGACACTCATTTTGTTCCTCCAGTTTCAAATTTCGATTTTATAAAATTAAGTTGTTCTTTAGTAAGAATCCTCAAAGCTTGTTTTGCCTTCTCATTACTATAACCATAGTAACGTTTAACATAATCAAGATCTTTGATTTTATCTTGTCGGAGCCAGGGAGAAAATCTCTTCTTTTTCCTCAGACTATTTATAAAAAAGTCATACTGCAACTTCTTTGGGAGAAAATGATATTGATTCATTTCATTCGCAAACATAATGCAATCAATATGACCTGATAAACAACGATTGATAATATAAGGAGCATATTCTTTTTCAAGCGATGGATCTTCGTCAATCAGGTGTTGCTTCGTTTGATTGATCGAGTTTAACCAGTCCTTCAATTCCATAATTAAAAAGCAAGAGTTCTTTACGTTGTTTTTGCTCACGCATATATTCACCAACAGAACGCATTGTGTATGTGAGATCAAACTCAGCAGCGTTCCAATTATTAAACCTATCCTTTACAAGTTGATCGGAGTTATAACTCACTAACTGATCCATATTGTTAGCGTCGCAATCAGCAGCAAACTTATCGTGATCAAATCTTTTGTGCATTGATCCCTTATTCCCGTAGAGATTATCCTTAATGTCATAAGGAGGATCGAGATACATAAAAGCACTCTTGTTTCCATCCATCAGATAATCATAGGAATAGTTAGTTATACGCCAATTCTCAATCAGTTTAGAATACGCAGGCAGTTTTTCAATCCCGCGCAGACTGAAGTTGTTTTGGGAAGCTTGTTGTGAAAATGATGAACTCTCTGTGAGACCGCTGAAACTACACTTATTGACAACATAGAAAGCCACAGCACGATCAAGATTCGACAGAAGTGGTTCATTGAGAAAAACCTTTGAGTGATAGAATAGTACTCTTGCCTCATCTGGAGTATTATTTTTTAACTTTGTTTCTACCAGTTTATCTTTAAGGTCAGATCCAAACATCTGGAGTTGCTGCCAGAAGTTTACAAGAGGTTCATATAAATCATTCACCCAAATATCTAGGTTGGGATATTTCTTGGTGATGTAAATCGCAACACTTCCACCACCAAGAAATGGTTCGCGGAACTCATCATAATTGCGAAGATCTGGAAAGTAAGGATCCATCTTAACGCAAGCACGGGACTTACCACCAGGATATCTAAGCGGGGTTTTCAGAGACTTCATAATCTTTAGGATGATACTTCAAATACTCTCTAAAAGTGAGTTTCATTTCTTTCTGCGTCATACCACAATGCTTTGCGGCAGCAGGAACAGTCATTTTAGCACGAAAGAGACCTTCATTTGCCTCTTTCACATTTTCTGGAGTTGTCTTTACAGGAACCTCATAAAGAGATGCCTTATCAATTTTGAGCAGACCCATTTATACACCTCACAGAAATTTGAACATTTTTGGTTGCTTCTGCCATCTCACGATATCCAGACCCAACATAAAGTTGCCCAGAGACAACAGCAACGGCACAAGCACCCCAGAAGATATAATACCACTGAGATTTAAGTTGATGCCTAATCATTTGAACTCACACTCCACCATTATTTCAGTCAAACAGGCAAGCATATTTATTTCTTGGTCTGCTACGAAAGCACTCTGATACTGATACTTAGCAAGCACAAGCACAGCAGCAGGAATACTATTGTTTTCAAGGGCGCTATAAAGAGCATCGTAAATACGGCGCAACAATACAGTAGTATCATTGTCCATATTAGCCACCACCCACTTCCGAACTTCAGGGAAGTTCTTTTCTTTAAGGTTTTGAATGAGATCATTTACAGCGATGTCCGAGAAAGATGCAAGAATCCCTGAGTCAATTTTGCCCCCCACACTATACCGTTGGCACTCGTTGAGGACTCGTCGCCAGTCTGGAAAGTGCTTATTGATAAGTTCCGCAAGTACTCTTTGATCGAATTCGACGCCTTCCGCATCCAAGATGTTTTGTAAACGCTTGAAGAAGGATCCTGCCAGTGCGGTTTTTTCTTTTCCCTTGATGGAGAAATCAATGACAGCACATCGGGAGTGGAGAGGTTCGATGATTTTGTTTTTGTAGTTACAGGTGAAGATGAAACGGCAGTTACCAGCAAACTCCTCAATAAACGCCCGTAGGAGGAGTTGTACGTCGTTTCCTGTGTTATCTGCCTCATCAATGATGACGACTTTGTGTTTAGCAGTTGACGAAAGCGATACGGTCGAAGCGAAGTTTTTCGCATTGTTTCGGACAGTATCAAGGAATCTACCTTCGTCGGATCCATTGATGACATAAACATCTACCCCCAATTCATTACAGAGTGCTTTTGCGACTGTAGTTTTGCCGATACCAGGAGGACCAGCAAGAAGCATATTTGGAATTTCACCCTTATTTAGAAAGTCCTGAAATGTTTTCTTGGTGCTTTCAGGAAGAATACAATCTTCAATTGTCTTTGGGCGATACTTCTCAACCCAAATAAAGTCACTGTTCATAATTTATACCCAATCAGGTTTTTTCAATTCACAGGTAGGAACAATCTCCCACCATTCAGTCCCATCAAAAATATACAACTTATGTGTATCCTTGTCAAGGAAAATGTCGCCTTTACTATATTTCATACCCATTCGGGTTTACGTTCGGGCATACGAAGATAGTTACTCGCAACCCAAGGTTTAGAAGCAATATACATTTTGTAAGCAGTAAATGTATCAATGCTATCATCAAACTTCCACTCTTCAGGCATTGCCCGTGCGAATGGTGTAACTTCGGTTATCTTTCCCTTAGGAAAAATGTAATAAGCATCTACAAGAGTCTTGTAGCAAGAATGAACTTTACCATAACGCATCGTATACTCATCACACAAGTTCATTCCCCACTTGATTAACCAATAGGCATTGTGGATACTATCCATTGCCCATTTGGTACAGGGATGATTACGAAACGCACCTTTTTCAGTTCGGTAGGGAGTGTTATCAGTCTTGTACAAAGGACCATAGTTATGACCCCATTTTTCAGATGCCACAATGGAAAGCATTTGGCAGCATTCCAGGGGCATCTTGACGATGTGCTTATCGGGAAGACAAACGGCACTTTCAGCAGGCCAAGGAGAAGTTACGAAGATGTTCATCCAAAGGTAGAATCAGGTTCCAGAGCAATATAATAGCAGAGGTTGTACTTGGGATTCGTGAACTGTGACAGAAGTTTAGAAGACACTACCACATCATAGGCACCAGGAATAATCTTGATGTTTTCCACCTTGAAGTTGAAAGTAAACTCCTTATCAGTCTCACCAACCACAATGGCATATTCGTTGGAGGTATCGTTCTTCTTGTCACGAACCACCAGTTTGATGACACCGTTCTCACCAACCGCAGAAAGATCGGGAAGTTGATAAACTGCTGCTGCCTTAACAAGTTTCTCCAGAGAAGTGCTGTCCAGTTGGAAGCAAACGTCTTGAGAGGGCAGTTGAATGTCCTTATCAGGTGGAGAGATAATCACATTGGGGTCTGCAAAGAAGTACTTCACACGACGCTTACCTTCTTTGATGCTCAGGTGCGATTCTTCAGTAAAGTCAAGATCAGGATCTTGGTGAAGACTCAGACCATTCAGAAACTGGTTAAGGTCATAAATCGCAAAGTCGCGGGGGAAGTCTTCAGTGATTTCTGCTTCGGCAAGAATGTTTTTGGCAACAGAAATAGTGCGGAGACGATTACCTTGCTTCACAAGAATAGAGTTGTTGATGCCAGCAAAGTTCTTGAGGAGAGCAAGGGTATTGTCAGAGAGTTTCATAGTTTTATTCAGGAGTTTCATAATCAACGGAATTCGGTCAGACCATTATCTTTACGGGAATAGTGCCCGTCAAAGTGAAGCAGAAGCATAGCATAGTGAATGACTTTGAGGAGGTCACGCTTATTGCGTCCATCTTTATCACCATAGCGGCTTCCATATTTCAGGATGTTTGATTGGCAAAATCCAACTGCAAGGTCTTTTGCTGCCATCAGGTCAATGGTTTGCACATCTTGATATTCAGTATTGTGACCACAATAATGACTCTTATAAGTGCTGGTCACATAATCTTCAACGTCTTTGAGAATCTTATCTTCGTTGTATTTCCAGAGATGATTTTTAGGTTCAGACATAGTAATAGTAAAAGTTGAATCACTCATAAAGGGGAAGGCACATTTTTACCTTCCCCAATTATATCAGAAAACTGCGTCAGAGGCAAATGCGGCACGGACTTCTGCTTCAGAAGGACCAGTAGGCATCTGGAAGTCAGCATCCACTTTGTCATAGAGTTCCAGGAAGGATTGCTTGGTCTCATCGTCAAAACGATTCACACACACTTGGATTGCCTTGGCCTTGTCTTGGAAGATGCTATAAGCACGGATGAT